ACTCAGGAATGGTAAAAGCATTGCGCTGGATTCAGCCAAGACCATGTACGGCTTCATGTCCTCCGGCACCCGCGTCGAGCGAGGCTTCAAGAAAATTCAAGCGGAGGAGGAGGCCCTCTTTACGCTGCCGTCTTTGCAAAAAGACCACGGGCTTCTGGCCTGCGGAGATATGATCTGGCACGAGGCCCTGGATAAAATTCCTGACGCTGAACGTGCCTACATAGTTGCCCTCCTCCGTAGAGGAGAGAAGTTCAATGCCCCGCCCCGTATCACAGTGTCCACGATCCACGGCGCAAAAGGCGGCGAGGCCGACAACGTCGTCTTGATGACTGACCTTACTGCGGCTGCGGACAACGAACGTCAAATCGAACCTGACAATCTCAACCGCGTATTTTATGTCGGGGTCACGAGGACGCGACAGAAGCTCTACATCGTGGAACCCGAAAACACATACAGGAGCTTCGAAATATGAAACGCGGGAAAGTTCTACAAACGGCGTTTAAATTAATTTTTGGCCCACGGTCCGAGAAGTACGGACCGCCGCTCACGAACCATCAACGAATTGCCGCTGGATGGTCCGTTATTTTTGAACAAGATGTTACGCCTTCACAGGTTGTTAAAGCCTTGATATGGCTTAAACTAGCGAGACTCGTCTATGGAAACGATGAAGACAGTTGGGTGGACATTGCGGGTTATGCAGCAATTGGTAGTGAAGTAGCGGATGACGAATAAATTACAGATGGCAATGTTCCCTCCAGTTTCCGAGTGGCTTCCCCCCGACACGTTTCCCGACATAACGGATGCAAAAGAAATTGCAATCGATGTCGAGACCCGAGACCCGGACCTCAAGACCCACGGTGCCGGTTGGGCTAGAAACGTAGGCGAAGTTGTCGGCGTTGCCGTTGCGGTTGACGGCTGGAAGACGTACATCCCCCTGCGCCACCTTGGCGGCGGCAACCTGGACGAACGTGTGGTCAGCAAGTGGCTGAAGCGTGTCTTCGAATGCCCCGCTGACAAGATCATGCATAACGCCCAGTACGATGCCGGTTGGATACGCCGGATGGGCTTTAAGCTAAATGGCCGCATTATCGACACGATGATCACGGCAGGCTTGCTGGACGAAAACAGATTCAGTTACTCGCTCAATGCCCTCGCCTACGACCACCTGGGGAAAGTCAAAAGCGAGAAGACCCTCACGGAAGCCGCACGGGAATTTGGACTGGATCCAAAGGCCGAGCTTTGGAAGCTGCCCGCACACTTTGTCGGGCCCTACGCCGAGACCGACGCCGAACTCACGCTCGAATTGTGGCGAAACTTCGTGCCAAAGTTGAACACCGAGGACCTGTGGGCTGTTCATGCGCTGGAAACGGACCTGTTACCGTGCCTCATCGACATGACCTGGACCGGCGTCAGGGTAGACATTGACCGCGCCGAACGGACCAAGCAAACGCTTCTCAAACGAGAGAAGGCGCTCTTGAGAAAGATTAAAAAGGTCAGCGGCCAGGAGGTCGAGATCTGGGCCGCCGCGTCCATTGCCAAGGCGTTCGATGCGATGAGCGTGACGTACCCTAAAACCGAAAAGGGCAACCCGAGATTCACCAAGCTGTTTTTGTCAGAGCATCCGGCAGAGATTGCCCAGCTAATTGTCGAAGCCAGGGAGATCAACAAAACCCACTCGACGTTCATCAATACGATACTGCGACACGTCGCCATCGATGGCCGCATTCACGCCCACATTAACCAGCTTCGATCCGACGAAGGCGGTACCGTCTCTGGCCGGATCTCCATGTCCAATCCAAACCTGCAACAGGTCCCGGCGCGTCACGCGCAGCTTGGTCCAATGATCCGCAGCCTGTTCCTACCGGAAGAAGATCAGCAATGGGCCGCAATAGACTTCAGTCAGCAAGAGCCAAGAATCCTGGTCCACTACGCTGCTACATACGGCAAGTGGAAAAAAGAAGATGAGGGGCTTCCCGGCGCAGCGGAATTTGTCGAGGGCTACCGCAACGATCCGGATATGGACTTCCACACAATGGTCGCAGAGATGGCGGACATCTCTCGTTCCCAGGCGAAGACCATAAATCTGGCGATGATGTACGGGATGGGGGTGAACAAGCTCTCACAGCAACTCGACATCTCCCTGGACGAAGCCAAGGACCTGACGAAGCAGTACCATGCGAGAGTGCCCTTCGTTAAGATGTTGACGCAGGGCGTATCGCGCCGCCTGGAAGACCGCAAGTCGTCCGGCAGCATTCGCTCTCTGAAAGGCCGCAAGTGCCGCTTCGACAAATGGGAACCCGACACGTTCGTGATGCATAAGGCCATGTCCTGGGATGATGCAGTCGCGGCCCACGGCCCAACGACCAGATTGAAACGGGCAATGACCTACAAGGCGCTCAACCGTCTAATCCAGGCAAGCGCAGCCGATATGTGCAAACAAGCCATGGTCGATTTGCATCAGAAAGGCATCACGCCAATGATCCAGGTCCACGATGAGTTGGACTGCTCCGTTACTACGCTGGAAGAAGCCCAGGAGATCGCCCAGGTCATGGTCGATGCAGTGCCCCTGGAAGTTCCGTCCAAGTGCGACATAGAGATGGGGCCCTCATGGGGAGAGGCCACGGCTGTATGACAGATGCTGCCTGGATAAAATGCCCCGACTGCGAGGAGTATTTTTGCACCATCCACAACGCACACGCTTTCGAATGCGATTGTCCACCAATTGAAGAATGGCAAACAGACCCTTACAGCCCTTAGTCGCCGCTGTCTAAGCCTTCTATTATTTCATTTGTGGTCAAGACAGGCTGCGGCACGATCTTCGGCAACTGGACGACTTTCGGGTTTTTACGGATAAACCCACGAGAGGTCGCGGCCCACGATTCTTCCATTACCCCAACGGCCACACCGGCTAGGTACAGGGCCATCTTGTCCTTGTCGCCAGCGCAAGCCGCTTCAGCATCCGACATCAGGAATTCTAGCAATTCATCTTTCATACTTAGCAAAAGCCTCCCTCAAAGTTTGTTCTTGGGTCTCCACAGTAAACTCATCCACTAAAAACCGCCAGTGGATCTTCGTACAAACTTCTACCGGCATGAACCGGCACAGCCTCTTGTCCAATGCAACCAGGGCGACTATGTCGCACTCGTCCGACGTCAACAATCGGCGGCTGTGGTTTCTTCGGCCACCGCCAACGGCACTGCCAACCAAAAACTCGTACTTGATGTGGGCTTTTTTATTAGCTTTACGAGGTGCGACGGTTGACTTGACTTGGACCCGGACAACGTGCGGCCCGGAAAAGGCAACGAGATCGATGCGATGCACCCCAGCGTACACCACCTCCCAGCGTTCTGCCTCCTGGGATTGGATCACCGACGCAGCCAGATACTCGGCTGCTCTGCCTGTGTTCACTTCGGAGATCGTAATTGCTCCGAAAACCCTTGGTTTTCAATAGATATTCGCATATATTCTCCCCCAGGAGGTGCCAAAATGGACACTCGAAAATGGAAGTCTATCCTTGTACCCAGAGAGGTGTACGAGGAAGTAGTTAAAATTTCTCATGCTGAAGGACGAACCATAAGCGGTCAGTTGCGAGTTATCTTTTCGCAATGGTATATGGCTTTGTACGCCGGGAACGCCAAAGAGGATGGCTAAGGGGGCGTTCGTCCCCAAACCCTTACTAAACCATCAAGAAGACGTCGCTGCTCTTGCAGGTTTTTCTGAATATGCAAGGTGCGCTCGTCGATGCGCTCTTGGCGGGCCGAAATTTCTCCCATGTTGATTATAGCATCTTCGACTTTGTGGATGCGTCTATCCTGATCATCGTTTTGCTGGGTCAATTGTCCCCAGGCAATAGCGGCACCTAGAGCCACCACTCCGGCGGGAATGAGCGCCAGCCACCTAGTCATCTTTAGACTTGGATTTTGGAGGCTTCCTGTCCTCTGGGGCTAGATATTTGTCACCCACAATGAAGCCGTGGAAATTTTCCTTCAAAAACTTATAGACAGTCTCAGTCGGAATGCTCCATCC